GCTCCATTTTAGGCTCAGGACGAGGTTGTTGGAGCCGCGTCTCAAGCTCCTCCTTGCCCTGTTGGAGCGTCATTAGGCGGGCTTCAACCTGTGCCATCTGACGCTGGATCTTTGCGCCTTTCTGGTAGTCTCCTTCCGCCATAGAACTGGCGTAATCCCGTTCCAGAGCGTCCGCATCACGCTCGTAGCTGGCGATGGCGTTAACCAAAGCCACATGCTGAGAGCTTTGAGCCTGAGTCTGATACTCGTAAACCTCTTGCTCACGCTGGCGAAGCATTTGCTCCGCCTCCATTTTCTGCCGACGCGCCTCTTCGATTTCACGACGCTTTTCATCCAACTGCCGCTGAAGAATATCAGGCCCACGTTCCCCCGGAATTGGCTCCGGTTCCTCTGCCGCCGCAGGCGCGGGAGGTGCGGAACGGTTTTCTCCAAGATCAATTTCCGCAGACTTGTCAATTGGGGGCGGCGGAGTTTTGACTTGCACATCAATAGCTTCTAAATCGCTCATGATATTTCTCTATGTTAAATTGTAAGGATGTTCACGGTTTGTTCTATTAGAACACGGCGTCCGGCGAGGGGATGCTGAGACGAATTTGTGTGTCTTGCAGCATGCGGCAAAGGACGCCATTAACCTCAAGGCTCCAGCCATCAGATGTGCGGAACGCAATCCATTCGCCAATTTCAACATTTTGTCCGTTGAACGCAGTCTTGTCGTCATCGACAAAAGCAATTGGACCCTTCTTAAGGACCAAACCCACCTTACCCTGATAATCATCTTCCTTGCGGGTATCGTGGTGAAGAATAATGCCGCCCACTGTCTTTTCGGGCCTTTTGTATACTCCTACAAGAATCCAGTTGTTGAAGATTTTGATATTTTTCAAATCACCAATGGATTCAATGATCTCTTGGCGGGGATCAACCGCGTGTGCCATTTTTAATGTCATATGTCCTATCTCGCTTTTTCAGTTCTGCCAATCAACATATCGTTGATCTCTTTTGCCCAGATAAGGGAGTCTTTTAGACCCTTTATGTAACCTACTTGGTGCTTATACTCCTCCAATGTTGAGGCTGACCCATTAGAAAGCATTTCCGTACGGGTCAGCAGTTCTTCTTCAAGCCGCTCCTGTATACGCTGATACAGGAGCAAATCTAATGATAGCATTTATCATCCTTTTGCCGGGGGCCATTTCCTTTTTTCCAGCCGCCCCAGCCCACTGCCGGAACCAAAGTTTGTTTCTTGGTATTTTGGGAAAGACTGGTTGATACGGCCACCAGCCTTACGCATCGGGGGGACAGGTGCGCCGCCGTGAAGGCCAGCCATAGCGCCCATGCCGGGTCCAGCGCCTGCGGGAGCGCCCATGCCCGGTGCGCCGCCCGGAGGCATCGCAGGGGGGACCATAGGCATCGGAGGAACCGGGGGAGCAACGGGAGGCATACCAATCGGCATAGGCGGACGGGCATGACCGCCATCCGTAGACAGATTGATAATTACGTTTGTGCCTTTGGGCTTAGCTGCGCCACCGGACTTCCGCATAATGCGACCGCCCTTTTTTTGGCCTGTCACGCCAAATGCGCGTTTCTGGCTTTCCAGAGCATTGTCTGCCCGGGCCTGTGCGGACTGGGCATTCATAATGCCCTTCATCCGACTTGCCATAGCGGGAGAAACATCGCCGACAGAGGGTGATTTAGCAGCAGTTGCGCCCATACGATCTTCGTGCGTAGGATAACGCTTTGACTGGCCAACCTGATATTCTTTTGAATTCAAGAAATCAGTGATTCCGCCGCCGTCATCTTTTTTCATGCGCCCGCCATGCTTCAAACCTTTTGGGGAGTGTTGGCGGTCATGCTTCTTGTCCATAGAAGAGGCTTCCCACTCTTTCATGGACATATGATGCTTTTTCGCAAGCTTCTTGTCTTGGGCCTCATCGGCCTTTGAACCCTCCCAAGAATCGACCTTGCCGCCCTTCTTGTGGAACATGCCGGTTGCGCCAGCAAGACCAAGATCCTGCTTGAGACCTTTCGGGGGAGCAGAGGCGAGGCCTTCGCGCTTCTTGCGGCTAGCCAAAGCAGCCACGATTTTTTTGCGCTGCTGGGGATTGGAGGACAGAAGACCGCCGGATGCCTTACGAGGCTTGTGACCAAGATGATGCTTGGCCTCCATGCCTTCGGCTTCGGCTACTTTACCCCCACGCTTGAACTTGGACGGGGTTTTTGGCCATTGACCAGCATTTCCACTGTCCAACTGGGGAACGCCATCATAGGGTTCCGTGTCGCTGAACGTAGATTTCTTGTGCTCCTTGCGGAGTCCCATGCGCTCCATTTTTTCGTGTTGCGCTTTGCGGGCTTCATGCTTGTAGCTCATCTTAATTACTCCACAAGGGGTAGGCGTTTATAGGGCTAAATTCACTGCAAACCAACCTCTGGTTGTGACATTGAACCTAAATTATCATGCATATTATCTTTTACAACGTTTTCCGCAGCTTGAGAGCTTTCGGGATGAACCGCAATCTCACGCGCAAGTTGGTACATTGCGATCTTCTCTTTGCTCTCACGGTCAGCCGCCCTGTTCTGGGCATCCGCAGCCGCATCCAGCGCCCTGACTTTAACCTCCGCCTGTTTTGCTTGGGCATCGATCATCTTGGCCTGAGCTGTCAGCATATTGGCTGGGTCAGCTTGCGGGCCACCGGGAGGTGCGTTGTTGAACAAGGAGCCAGCATCGTCGATATCCAAGATCGTCAGGATGCGCTCATCAACAGCTCTGGCGTTGTACAGCGTTGGATTGGCCGCTTGAAGCTGTTTGATAGCCATAGCCTTTTGGATTCGGGCCGTTTGGGAGGCATTGTTCGGGTCTGCAACAGGAACAAGGTTAACATTGTCCAGAGCGGCAATAAGAGTTTCTTCTGTCCACTGGCCAGCGGGATATTTATTGTTCTCCCAAAAGGCTGTTGGCGTCTCTTTAAACAGGTCTTTAAGCAGCTCAAACTCAAGCGCCTGAGCCGCATGCATGCGCTTGTGGACCGCAGACATGACTTTGGTAGCCTGATCGATCAGTGCAATGGTGGTGCCTACGGGAGCCTCTGTCTGGCCTTCCCCAACGGCAGTATCAGCAATCCCACCAAGCCTTTGGCCGCCGTCTTCAACCTGCTTGAGAAGCGTCAGGAACCCGCCATCAACGCCTCTGTAAGGAAGATTCATAACCATGTTCTGGATAGGCTGACCACCAGTTTCAATTGGCATGCCAGATCCCGGCGCAACACGGAACTCATTAGTGTTCTGCCGCCCGGCTTGCTTGGCGTAGAGGAATCCGGGGAAGTTAGCGAACATGCCGTTGTCGATGCACAGGCGCATGCCAGCCGTAAGGGCCATTGTAGTGTTGCCAAGCAGGTGGAGCAAGCCAAGCCCGTAGAATCCAAAGCCGGGGATAAATGTGTAATTAACAAACACACGCTTGCGGATGTAATTCTCGTCGCCCTGTTTCCACCAACGGCGGATTTCCAGAATCTCTTGCGTTTCTTTATCCAAAGTTACGCGGTAGGGAAGTTGGAGACCAGTTGGCTCGCCGTCTTCCTGATGCTCAAAGCCGGGGATATCCAGCTCACAATAGCACTCCCAGATCTCACGGGGTTTATTTTCCATAGACGTTGTGTTGTTTTGCTTAACGCCTTGAAGACTTTCAATTTTCTGGTCAACAATATTCTTGTCTGCGGAAGAATTCGGCGCAAGCGGAACATTGCGGTAGACGCCCAATAACTGCATGCGCTTGAGTGTGGATGGCGACATGCGCACCACGTGCGTAATGCGCTGCGCGGTCTCTAGGGATGTTTCTGCATTAGAAACAATTACGTCCTTAACATCCACAAATTCCGACACGGGGCGGCGGCGGATGGGGCACATGTAGACCTTCTTAAAGGATGTGCCGCCAAACCCCAAAGAAAAGAACATGCGCTCAGTGTCCGGGTAATATTCCGGGGCAGTGACCGTCAGGTAGTGGTTAAAGTCCTGTTGAAGCGCATTAGCTTCGACGTCCGCCTGTTGGTCATTTAGTGCGTCATTGCGGACTTTGACGGGGCCTGATGCGGGGAGTAGCTCGCCACGGGCGTTCGCTTGGAAACGCACGATAGATTCGATAAGAAGCGGGTGACGGACAGTTGATTGCCCTTCCACCGCCGTAGAGCCGTCTGAGGCGTTTGAGCGGGGTGTTTCTATTTTGGTGCCAAGAAGATCCAGCCCAAGAACATATTGCTGAAGCCATTCTTGGCGTGATTCGTCGTCCTGTTTGATCAGGCGATGAAGCTCATTGCCGATTGCACCCAAGACGCTCTGGTCAATCTCCATCGCAAGGTTTGCGTAGAAGTCATCGTCTTCATTGGTGCGCGGCTGGATGCCGGGGGAAAGATTGATGGAGACGCTGCCGTCTGGCAGTTCAATCTTTAAAATATTGTTTTTATTGGCGTTGTTGTCAATTTTATTCGGGACAGCAACGTCCAGAGCATCCAAGCCCGGATACTCAGTTCCAGCCACGGGGTTCTGGCGTAGGTTCATCGGGGCTAAGGGCATGGGCTACACCGGGTAAAGTGGTTGGTTTCTCATGGGCTTGTATAGCATAGAATCACTTTTTTCCGCTACTATCTCAACAGGCTTTTGAGCAAAGCCTATGACCCTGAGGTGTGTAAGCGCCATTGTCATGCTATCCACAAGGTCATCGTGTGCGCCTTTTGGGAAAGAGACAGCCTGAGAAATCAGTTTGTCGGCCCAATCAAAATCCGGGGCGTAGATCATTCCGTCCGAGAACAAATGCTGAATGGCATAGGCTCTTGCGACCTTATCTCCACGACCGGGGTCTACGAGTTGTATACCCCAATCTTCTCGTGAAAACAATCGTCTAATTTCCTGCGAGACTGAAATTCCTGAGGCTTTGGATTCGATGAGGAGTTTGTCGATCTTGAATTTGGTACAAAGCTGGCTGACTTTGCTTACAAGATCGGAAAGCTCCAAGCGGTCCTGCCAAGCGTAGACAAGCATAATCCGCCTATTGTCGTGCCGGTCGGTCCAGACGCCCCAGATGGTCATGGCGCTGTAATCGTTTTCCTGCTTGGTGGTGTAAGCGGTGTCCAGAGAAGCCACGATATATTCGAATTCCGGGAATACGGTCTTTGCCCTGCATTCTGCTCCTGAGATGGCTTCATTCCAGAGTATCCACCATTCTCGCTTGATAATGCCGCCGCCCTTTGGTTCCGGGCGCTGCTGGAGCTGACCGGCTGCTGCGAAGGGGCCAAGCTTCTGTTCCAGTTCTTTGACTTCATCGTCGCCAAAGCGATCAGGGATAAGAAGCTCGCCTTCTTCTCTGGAATCGATAAACCAGTGTGTGATGCAGCGGCGATCCGACTCAAACCGCATGGGGAGCATAAGGTGAGTCCAGTTTCCGATATCTTTCTGCAAAATATGCCCAGTCAAATCGTTTTCATGCAGTCTCTGCATGATGACAATGTAAGCGCCTGTTTTTGGGTTATTCAGGCGTGTTGACAGGGATTGGTCCCACCATTCCAGTGTTGATTCACGGACAAGATCTGATTCGACTTCATTGGCGTTGTGAGGGTCATCCACGATGATGATGGAGCCGCCTTCACCCGTCAGTGCGCCGCCGACTGATGTTGCAAGTCTATAGCCGCCTTGGTTGTTATCGAAGCGGACTTTTGTGTTCTGGTCGGATGTGATGGAGAATTTATGGCCCCAATTCCTTTGGTAGAAAGGTGATTCGATCAGGCGGCGGGTTTTGACGCTGTCTCTGATTGAGAGCGTTTGCGCGTAAGACGCAAACAGGAACTGCACATGCGGCCCTGACAGGGCGGAAGTATTGGACTGAGCCCAGATCCATGCGGGGAATGATACTGAGACCATAGAAGATTTTGATGTACGCGGGGGGACGTTGATGCACAGCCGCCTGATGTCACCTCTGGCGACCGCCATGAGGTGCTCAGATATGGCGTCCAAGTGCCAGCCCCATACGTATGGGTTGGGGTCGATGTACTTCCAAGAGGCTTCCACAAAGTCGGAGAGGTTTTCTTCATAATTGGCCCTTTCAAGAGCCGCCAAGGCAGCGTCAGGGTATTGTTCTATGGCCTTTGTCAGATCTTTGATCAGCGGGCTTTCTTTATTCATTTTCCACCGCATCTCCGTCGATGGTTTTGTGGTTATTGTCGGATCTTCCGCCCTGTTTGATTTTGATCTTCTCCATCAGGCGGACACGTTCGTCGTAATCCAGCCCTGTAAAATCAAAAACAACGGCGGGAGCCTGTTCTTTTTCCTCGTGTTTATCGTTCCAGCCCATGCGGGCTTTCGTGATGTAGATGCCAGCTTGGATGGAGGAGGGTGAGTCCTTCATGGCTTGGGCGTAGAGGTTCTCCACCACAAGGGCGTTGGCGATCTCTTTGGCTGATCTGATGTCATCGGCATAATTTTTATGGAGAAAAGCTTTTGATACACCCACAAAATCAGCGATCTCGCTGTAGGTCTTGCCCATTTTAGCAAGGCCCATGACGGCGCGGCGGATCAAATCGTCCGGCTGGACCTTACGTTTGCGGGTCTTTTTTTCCAATTTAACCTTAGTGACGGGTTTCATTTCCCTGAAACTAACTGGCCGCTGCTTGAAGCCTGTGACTGGAAAAGGCAGTTTATTTTCCTGTGCTTCTTCGGCTTCGTCGCTTTTAAGTTTATTGTCCATGTGGTATCTCCTTATTGTTGATAATTCCAACATACTGAGTCATCTGAAAGGGAAAAGCAAGATGGACCAATATCAGCAGACATGCGCCAGTTGTTCTTACTGGGATCAGAAAGAAGAGGAGTACCCCATTGGCAAGTGCCGCCGCCATGCGCCAACGCCGGTGTTAGAGGTTTTTACTGGCGAAGATTGTGATTCCGCTCTCTGGCCGTGGACGGAAGAGACTGAGTGGTGTGGTGAGCACCGCCCGGCTATGAAAGCCTCAAACACAAGCACAATGGCTGCGTAGTGACTTACTACAACCCGACACAGGCGCGGGCGAAGATTCTTAACAGAGTCCCGCCCGACCACTACAAGGTGGAGGTCTGGGGAGCCTACCCTTACGACTACGTGAAGACCTACACCGTTATGGCCCGCAAGGAGACAGATGCCGCCCGTGAGGCCATAAGGGAATTCAACCAGACCCTGACGTGGGGAAAGATGGGAATCAAACATGACTGACTGGACATCAGAACTTTTAGTGGCGTTGAAATGGATGGAGCGTAATCCGCCGGATAGCGTAGTAGACCGTAGCTGGGTAAAGCTCACACACAAAGCCGTCAAAGGGCTCTACGATCATATAAACGAGCTGGAGCGGCAACAGTCCAGACACAGGTCTTTCCACCGCCTACTGAGGCATACGATTATGACATCAGGGGACACAAAAGAAGAGCTCCAAGCAGCATTGAGGGAATGCTATGAGATTGCGGATGAGGCAATGAAAATTGGGTTGTGGGATTGATTTACGGGTAGTGGGGAGTTTTTTTGGGGGTATGGGGTGTTTATTTTGGGGATAGG